CCTCTATGCCTATGAAATCCGTACTGCATAGGTGAAATTCCTGTGTGGGAAGTGCCCATCATCTCAAAGAGATGAAGAGATAGTCTACTCCCTTTAAATATTGCGAAAGCAAGGGTATTAAGGTTAACTGTAACCCGGACAGCCCCCGGCACTGGTTCAAGGTCAACTGGATTGATAAGGCAGAGGAAAAGCGGCTTGTATATCTGCATTTCACTATGGACGATAATCTTTCCCTATCAGAGCGCATAAAAGCACGATACCGGGGAATGTATGTGGGAGTATTCTTTAAGCGGTATATCCAAGGACTGTGGTGTGTGGCAGAGGGGCTTGTCTACTCCATGTTTGACGAGGACAAGAACGTCAAAGACAAGCACATGACCGGGGAAAAAGAATGGGTTGTGTCTGTGGACTATGGAACTGTAAACCCGTTTGCGGCCGGCCTGTGGGCGTTTGATGGAAAACGGGCGCAAAAGGAGTCTGAATACTACTACGACAGCAAAGAAACTGGAATCCGGCGAGATGATGAAACGCATTATCAGGAGATATGCAAGCTGATAGGGGACAGGAAATTGACCTTTATCATCGTTGACCCGTCTGCTGCGTCTTTCATCGAAACAATAAAAAAGTATGGGAATTATATTGCAAAAGGTGCAGAAAATGACGTGCTTGACGGAATAAGGGTGCAGACAACATTCCTAAACAGAGGGATTATCAGCTATCATGAGGATTGCGAAGCGACCATAAATGAGTACGGGCTGTATTCGTGGGATATGGAAAGCCCGGAGGACGCTGTTATAAAGGAGTTTGACCACTGCATGGATAGTGACAGATATTACTGCTATACATTCCTGCGACGGCGGTTGAGGTGGAAATATTAAAAAATGTGGTAAGGAGAGGATAGGGAAATGAAAGAGACAGAAAATTTGTGCGTGGTAGTTATGGAGGAATGCGCAGAACTGCAACAGGCATTAAGCAAGGCGTTGCGTTTTGGGTTTCATAATTACAACCCAGAGACACCAGAGAAAGATAATGCGATAGATATTCTGAATGAATATTATCAGCTTATTGGTGTTATGGAAATGCTTATTGACAGTGGGGAAATCGGTCATTTTAAGACAGAAGATATTGAATATGTCAAGCAATCGAAGCGTTGTAAAGTGTCTGATTATAAGGAACTTTCAAAAAGAATCGGTACAGTGGAGGATTGACAGAATGAGCATTAGCGAACAGGTAAAGGAACTTCGGTATAAAGCTGATATTTACAATACAGTTGGAAGTGTGTGGGAACTGAATCGGGCAGAAGCAAAGATATTACAGGGATTGCTTAGGAAAGCTGCCGACACCATAGAATCCCTCTCCGCAAAGCTGGCAGATATGGAGCGGTCAGCGGAGGATTGCGGCGGTGGGTGGATTCCATGCAAGGATAGATTGCCGGAGACACGGAACAACATTTTAGTATGTCAAAGCGACGGATATGTTTCTGTTGGATATTACTCATGGGATAGAGCGTTTTTGGATTTAAACAGCATTCCTTTTAATGATGTTATTGCATGGCGCGAGTTGCCGGAGCCATACCATGAGCCTTAACAAATCCATCACCCACGGCAAAGAATGCCGCAAGCCATACCGGGGAGCGAAAGCCATAGACCGCACATGCCGGAATCATGGCGGCTGTGAGTGGTGCAAGAGGAACCGAACACACAAGAACGATAAAAGGGAACTGCGGCAGGTGCAGGAGTTGGAAGAATATGAGAGGGGCGGTGATTGAATGAATGAAGCAATATACAGAGATGACCATGGAGAATTACTCACCTATGAGCAGACAGCGAAAAGGAGCAATCTTGGAATTAATACAGTTATGGAGATTGCAAAGGAATCTGGTACTATGGTGAAAATCGGAAAAGCATCAAGAGTTATTTACAGTGAGTTTCTTGATTATATTATCAAAAAGTATCGTATCAAAAAAGACGAATAACAGGTGATTGAATGAGGGCGCAAAAATGTGAAATATGTGGAAATAACACAATGATATTTATAATTGTTCCCAAACGCATAATTGGAGATACAAGCAATTTAAACCAAATCAGGGGAATTGACGAAATTCCAATGTGCGAAAGCTGTATTGAAAAAATAAAAAAGGGATTAATTAAATGGGACTGATAACATGGATAAAGGAGAATAGATATGATTTCAGCAGCAGAAGCAAGAGGAAAGACAGAAGCAGTAAAGAATAATGGTGTTGAGTGTGAGCTTAAAAGAATCGAACATGAGATTGAGAAAGCTATCAGAAATGGAGGTAACAGTATAGCTTTAGACGGTACGATAAGTGACCCAACAGCTAACTATATGCGGAAACTGGGATATGAGGTACATACTGGCAGTCAGTACAATGAATCATATTTCACAATTAAGTGGTAAGGTGGCTATGACATGGGTTTAATCGCATGGTTTAAGGAGAAGATAAGAATGTTATTTAAGACGGACGCTGAAAAGGCTTTCGGTGTGGAAACGTACCTGTCGCCGGAAATGGACGCTGCTATCAAGCTGTGGGGGCAGCTGGAGAATGGAAAGCCGCCGTGGTTAAAAGAGAGTGACGGGCGCACAATCGGCTTTTGGAATACCATAGCGGAGGAATGGGCGAAACTTATCACGCAGAACATTGATATTAAGGTGCAGGGGATGCGCAGCGGAGATATGCCGATAAAGATGCAGAAAATCATTGATAAGTATTTTCTCCAGAACGCAAAAGATGATATTCATGCGATGGTTTTCTTTGGTGGCGTAATGGCTAAATGGGATGGGAGTGGCGTTGAGTTTCTCCGACCGGATATGTTCCTTGTCACGGAGTTTGACAGCAGCAAGGAAGTCCAGGCAGCAATATTCTTCTCTTACTACTCCAAAGGGAAAAAATTCTATACAAAGGCAGAGTGGCACAGGTTCGAGGAATCCACAAGGAAGAATGAAGCCGGGGAGAATGAAATAGTAAAGATATACCATGTATCCACTAAGGCTTTCCAATCTGATAATCAGGATGATATTGGCAGAGAGGTACCATTATCACAGACCAAATGGGCAGACATTGAGCCTGAGTTTTGGGCAGAGAACCTTGAAAAGCCGCTGTTCAGGTACATAAAATGCCCGGTTTACAATTTCATTGATTCTGACAGTCCCCTGGGAGCACCTTGCTTTGCGAACTGCATGGAGGAGTTTAGAGCGTTAGATATTGCAATGTCAACTCTTGGGAAAGAAACGAAAAATTCTTCCCCAATAATGATGATAGACCAGTCTGCGATTATGTATGCAAAACAAAATGGGATTGAGCTTCCAGAATTTATTGACAAAACTGGATTAGATTTAAGCGATGGAAATTCACCAGTGGAGCAGTGGCAGCCAACGCTGCAAGTTGCGAGCCGGAAAGAGGGAATCAATTTCTATCTTTCTATCATAGGTTTTAAATGTGGCTTTGACCCTGGCTATTTTGTTTTTGACGGACAATCCATACAGGCAACCACGGCAACGCAAGTACGTGTCACGCAGAAAAGAACAGCCGATACAGCATTATCCTACCGTGATGTACTGGACAAGCCTAATTCCAATGGAGATGGGCGCACAGGGGCAATACACGACATAGCCTATATCATCAATGTAATGCTTATCATCAATGGCGAGGCGGCAACGTCTGAAAATGGGAATTATGAATTGTTCTGTTCCTTTGCAGACCTTTTGAAGAATGAAGAAGAAGATGCTGCCATGGATTTGCAGCTTGCCAATCAGGGATATATGGCAAAGTGGAAATGGCTTGTGCTGCATAGGGGATATACAGAGGAAGAGGCAAAGCAGATGGTGCAGGAGGCTGTTGAAGAAAGCCGGGCGAATGAGCCGAAAGATGGACTGTTTGGGGAGGAATAGGAAAATGATTGAGCTAACAGTGTTAAATGCGGTTAATGTGATAGCAGTAATATTGATGGTTTTCTTTGCGGGATTATCCATTGAAAGAACCGAAAGAGTAAAAGAGGTTTCTGGTGTTCTGCATAAGATTTTCCTGGTTATTACAATGATTTGCGTTTTTGCCCGTTAGGAGCGTGATTTTATGAGAATCAGACAGCACATAGGGAATGTTGAAAGGGTGAGATGATTTGGCAATCAGCAAGAATTATTTTAGAAACTTATTTAAAAAGCTAAATATCAAAGTCAATGACGGCGGCGTATCTGTAAATCTAAACATGACACGCTTCGGAATTAAGCTGGACAAGGCGCAAGATGCACTTGACAATGAATTTCTTACACGAATGTTACAGCATGTTCCGGGTGAAGACGGAGGCGCATTGCGGTCGGATATTAAGGCGTTTAACGAAACAAACGGAGAAAGGGGCGTTATATATGCCTATAATCCAAATGGCGTACCCTATGGAAGATACCAACACGGCGGAATTTTATATGTAGACCCCAAAACACAGAAGGGCGCTTTTTATTCTCCCGACTATGGGTATTGGAGCAGACCCGGAGTAGAAAAAATTCCTTCAACAAGATTGTTACAATATCAAAATCCAGACGCTAAAAGAGACTGGTCAAGGTACACCGCAGAGCATGAGAAAGAAGCGATTGTTGAAGCGGCAAAGAATGGATTTAAAAAGGAGTAGGGATATGGTATTAGCATTTACGGAGGAACAGAAAAAAGAGATTGAATCAAGGGGAATGACGGTAATCCAAACAAAGTTGGTTCTTCATAGATTTGTTAAGGTGATTAAACCCGTTTTCGATAAGGTTTGGGATATGTGTAAAAACATGAGTAAAGAGCAGATGGAGGAATATTTTAAGCCTGACGAGGAAGAAAGCTGATGTTTACCCCAGAATATCTAAATGAACTGGTAGAAAGAAGCCATATAGCCGCCACCGAATTTAATATGTACCTGACAAACAAAGTCATTGATTCTATTGTCAATCTGTTTGAATCAGATGGAGAAATCAAGATTATTCCGTCCAATGTGCAAAGATTAAAGCTGTTAAATGAACAATCCGGCATATTGGCATCTGACATTGAAAAGGAAATCAGAAAGCGTTTGCCGGGTGTTGAAAAGAAAATCCGAGAAGCATTTTTGCAAGCCGGATATGAAATCAACGAGGACATCAATAAATCCGTTGACGATATGGTGGAATCTAACAAGGAATTAAAGTCATTTGTCGGAAAAGCCCCGCGCCTTGAACATCTGACAGAGAGCGAAAAGAAGCTGTTGGATGCGGCATATAAGCGGACAAGCGGAGAGATACGGAATCTTACAAGGACGACAGCGGCAGACCTTAATCAGCAATTTAATAAATCTTGTGATGCGGCATGGTGGAAAGCCACGCATGGTGTTGATAGAAACACAGCCATAAGAGAAGCTATAACTGAAGTATCGAAATATGGAGCGCATGTTGTGTATAAAGGTGGCAGGAAAATTACTGTTGAAGCAGCTGTGAGAATGTGTGTGTTGACCGGAATCAATCAGGCAAATGCAGAAATAACACTGACAGAATGCGCCAATGCAGGATTGCGAACAGTTCTTGTAAGTAGCCATATAGGAGCGAGATATACAGACCATG